CCAATCTCTGACTTCTTCCATAGCTTGGAACCGTCCCAGTCCATGTTCTTGAATGTATAAATGCAGAATCCGGTTTCACCTTCATTTCTATGCACCTAATAGTCAATTGCACTTCATCCTGGGGCTTAGCCCTACCCTTAGAATTCACTGTCCCTTACTCGTATTTCGGCGACGGCCTGTAGGTTCTCAAGATGGTAGAGTCCAAAACATTGAACTCCGCCAAGTGGAAAACTCCTGCAGACGTTTCCTTCACTTTCAACTTATCATCCTCATGTACCTTTGTCCATATGCCTAGCATCTCGCCCTGCTTGTATTGGCGTGCTTTCTCCCTCATTAGTGCTTCATTTTTGTAAGCGCGTGTGGTATTTCGCACCTTAACATAAGCCTCCCCTAACTCATAAGGGTCCACGATCATAGCATCTTCTGACACGAATCCTAAAAGGAACGAATGTTCCCAGAACCCGTCGTCTTCACCCAGGAAACGAAGTAATCCAATATCTTCGTCCTCTTTGAACTCCTTCTTAATAGCCAGTAAATCTTTCTGGAGATTGAGTTCGTGGGAAACAGCCTTCATAAAATCAGGCTTCGGCATAGCAGGAGTAATTCTGCGGAGATATTTATCTGCCGACTGGACGCAACCTTCCAAAGTTGCAACTTCCAGGACTTCCATTGCGGTGAATTGATGATCAGGAGGAGGGATAAGACCTAACCCTCCGAGGGATCGAGGTAGATAGTACGGTGTTCCAACATCCGCATTCTCTAGCCCGACCTTTCTGAAGTCAACTAGTTTGGCAATCTGGATCTTGTTAAAGATACTTGTGAATGCTCTCATCATGGCTGGGCGTGCGCGATCAACATCGTAATCGCCAGCGATCATCTCCCTACCCTTCTGTCCGCGTGCCTCAACCGTCATTCTCCACTTTAGATACTCTTCTAGATTCTGAGTTCTTCGCTCAGGAACCTTTCGTTGTAAATATTGTAGATAACTTAGTCGTTCATCGTCGGTGGTAAGCGAGTTGTACTTTTGTCGCTGTCTTTCTCCGAGCTCACCCCCTGTGTATTTTAGGGGCGGGGTTTTTCCGGCTCTCAACTCAGCGGCCAGGATCGAAATATCCTGCTCGGTGAGAAGCGCTATGTCCCTTATCTCTGTGTTCCCCCCCATCCCTGTGCTTCTCTGCCCTCCGATAAGGAGACGCGAGTTCACAGCTGCCACTTTCGTGAACAGCGGATTTGGTGGAAGGGCTCCCATACGTATGAATGTTGTCTTCATAGCGGTCGACTGACCTTCTTTCTTACCCCCCTGTCCCCTCACTTGAGGTCGGATAGACGGGTTGAAGAAGTAAAGTTCACTGTTGATAATTGCCACCCTTTTGTGAGTGTAATTCTTTCCCAGAGAAAACTTTAGGCCACACTGTTTGGTGACCTCTTTCCATATAGTGTAATGTTCCTGTGAATAACACCAATAAAGTATGTCATCCCCATTCACCACCATAGGTAGCTCCTCTAGTACTGCGAACTCGTTTTCCTTTAGAACCCCGATAGATCGGAAGTATTCTTCATAGGCCACCTTCGTGGCTGCCAAGTTAATAAGGCAAAGAATAGGAAAAGAGCTCGGTGAACCCATCAGTTGACCCCATTGTTGTTTGTATAGAGTCCCCTTTTTAGAGTATTTTAGCTCGTGCCCAGTTAAGCACTGTTTCAGGACCCATTGGTCCTCTAACGGAATACGTAGACGTTGACAGATGGCTTCATTCGCCACCTCCGAAAGGAAGGGGTGAAGAAGGTCTGTAGCAGATTCGTAATCCCCGGACACAAAGAAACCCCCTTGTCCTCGAAAGAGAAGTAGGGGGAGTTCCCGAATGTCTGAGAAAGAAGCGCTGCATTACACGGTTGCCCGATTAGTCTACAGTTTAGTTGTTTCCTCATTACCCCATGTATAACTTTTTGCCACCGGCGCGCCAGATGATACTGGTCCGCATCTCCCTTCGTGATCGTCCGCACCTTAAACGCTTCAAGCAGTGGGACAACCTGTGCCTCGACACTAAGTCGAGCATAGGCCGCCTTCCGCGAGCTGTTCTCCGCCTCTGTGTATAATTCAGGGTCGTGAGGGGTGCGTACGTCCACGTATTCAGTCCTGTATGTACAGTATGAATGTAGGTAGCCCTCTTCGGGCTCCGGTAGTGTATACCTCTCGCCGTGGGACTTTAGTAAGTCACCTACTGCCCCCCCAAGGTGACGGCCATTATTGACCGATGCACCGAGGGAGGGGAGACGAGAAGGAGGCCTAGCCTCTAATGGGATGGATCTGTGAAGTTTGTGTCTTTTGTTGATTTTGTATGACTGTGTTTGTTCGTCGTATTTCACGACCTTTCGCTCGTCCTGGTTCGGGAGATAGCCAAAGATATCATCAGCGCATTGTTGGATTGCCTTTATAATCAAGCATTCCATACGATCGCTGAGGGGATCCTCGGTCTTGGGCTCACACATGATTTTTTTGTGTTTAGCCAGATTCTCCTCCACGAAAGACGAGTCGACAGCCAGTGAGGCGTTCTTTGTCATGTACATATCCTTGGTAAGTATGATCATTAGTCTAACAACCTGTCCGAATTCCTTCTTCCCTGTTGCTTTTTGTGTAGACCTACATAACTGTACCCAACTCGGATCATCATAGAGGAAAACCAATCGTTCCCCATTAGATTTCACCACGAAGTCCGGGCAAGGAGGTAATTCTGTCTGGTGAAGCATAGACGCCCATAAGGTCGCTGTACTCCACTTCAGAAACTTCTCCATGAGCCCGAATCTCGCATATGCCCATAAACGCCCCATCAACCTAGACTGAGCCCCTTTAGTTAGAGCCCCTTCCAGTCCTTGGGAAATCTGTTTGTCCGCGTGCCGTCCATAGTCCCCCCCGTTTAGGGAGACCTTCCATAGTTGCAGTGTATTCTTATACCATTGCACCATGTGGCCGGCCTTCGTGAAACAGTCCATTGAGAGTAAGTCGAGAGTCGGTGCCGTGGTACCACTTGAAACGAGCTCTTTTGTCTCGTTGTATGTTTTTAAGACGATTTGAGGGTCCCATAAAGGGATCCCTTCAAGCCATTGAAGAGCCGAGAGGCTCATCATGGACTCGATCGTCGAACAAGTGGGGGCTTGGTTTTCCAGGTTACCCATTTCCTGAGCGGCCGGCTTCTCCCCTGTAAGGGGGGGTTGCCGACGGGAATTCTCACACCGTGGTTCACAATCTTGCATTTTGGCTGAAAAGCTAGGATGTAAGCGGACTATGACGT